TATGTGCCATTTGTTTTTGTAAAGCCTGCCATTTTGATTTCTCCTTAAATGATCTATAATGGTTGGAACACTATGTTCCTAATGTTATTTATCTTTTTCGCAAAAAAGTCGTCTGTTATGCTGTAGGTTGAGCTGGTTGCTCAGGCTCAGCCGGCTTCTCACTGCCTATCTTTTTTAATCCACTAACTACTGCGGCAACAAAACTAGAATATTGTTGAGGATTAGAGTCGTGAACTCCCTGCGCTAAAATAAGAATTGAATTTACAAAGGATTTTGAAGGATCTTTACCACTCTGACTATCAGTTTTTAGTTGATTGATGGCATTAGTTACGACATCAGCTGGAGTTGTTCCTCCTGCTTGTGTTCCTCCTGCTTGTGTTCCTCCTGCTTGTGCTGTTCCTGTCTTACTAGCATATGAACTACCGCCCCAAGAATTACTAGTTCGTTTAACAATCTGATTTAGCGCAATAACTATCTTTATCAACTTAGTTGCAGCTACCTTAGGGAATTTGCCTGTCTTATCATATTCCTGAGCGAATTCGCCATAAATCTGATTCAATGCTTGTTGATAGTTTGAAGGAATTTGATCTTGAAACTCATGAGTCTTAGCTTCTATGTACTGTCTAGCGTAGTCAGCGGCTGATTGACTCTCCATTAAAACAGAGTCTTCCATCAAAATAGCGAAAGCTGTTTCAAAATCTGTGGCTTCTTTCATTCTCTGACGCTTAGCTTCGATATCACGTAGCTGTTGATCAGTCATAGGAGATGCTAGTTTTTGAACTTGAGCTGGAGCTCTCATCGGAACAGTTTTCTTGCCTACTCCAGTTGCGCCTGTTCTCTGATAATCTTGATATCTAGGCTGAGAAGATTGCTTAGATAACTGATCTGCCATACTTCCGAACGCTTGTGCTCCTGTGGGACTGCCCGCAGGGTCTGTCGTAGAAACTTTACTGTATGGTGCCATTTGAGATTGGGCGGCTGCTGTTGCGGCTGCTTGTTTCTCTGCTCTCATCTGAGCTGGAGTCTTTTGTGCTTGACCTTGTTGTGCCTGACCTTGTTGTGCCTGACCTTGTTGTGCCTGGCCTTGTTGTGCTTGGCCTTGTTGTGCTTGGCCTTGTTGTGCTTGGCCATTAGCAACAGGATCATCTACTTTAGGATCTAACGCAATTAGGCCTCCGGCAACTGCGTCATTAAACGCACGTTCAAACGTTGCTAACTCTGTCTTGAAGGCTTGATTAGATAGATGGTCACGTTGAGCAAGGGCGGCTGGGCCTGTGCCAAGGGCGCCCTTACGTAGCAACCAGTTGCCTAAGCCCTCGTCTACTTGTTTTTTTCTGTTGTTGTTGCCGAGTTCATTTATCTTCATTTTGTTGTCCCTGAGTACGCTTTAACCCATTGACAAACTTATTTTGATCTCTGTTCTTGATGGCTACTAGTAATTTTTTCTCTAGGACAGCTGCCTGCTCAGGAGTAAAATTACGTTCGATTACCTCAAGAAGGTGAATCGCTGAAGATATGACGTTATTAGCACGACTTTCGATGATATGCTTAGTATCACGGTTCTTGCTAATATCTTCTAGTTCTTCTAATAGGCTGCGGGTGTGGCGCTTCATAATATTGTATTTATCTTAGGACTCAGGGACGGGGACTTATCAGCCAGGCTTCTTTAGTTGATTTAACATGCTGGCCAGCTTGTTGCTTTGAATGTCGGCCTTGACTTTCTTATGATCTTCCTCAGGTTGGCCCTCGCCGTTTGGCGGTACGATTGAGGGGTTGAAGGTCGTGACTTGAGAGGCAGGTACTCCGGCACCCTTGATTTTGCTTAGAAATGAGGCGGCCACGTTTGTCTCGCCTTGAGACTCGCCCTCATCTGTGATGCGCATCGTCTCGATATTGTAGGTCAAGTCAATCTTCTGGCCGACGCCGGTAGAACTACGAGACTTCATACATTGAATCTGATACACGCCGCGCTCTCGCATTGCTCGACTTGTAAAGATGCCGAACACGTTGTCAGCGGTATTGATCTTTGAGATACCGCCGGCGATGTGCGAGTGATCAAACTCAATCTCTTCGACAGCACTACGATTCAACTGTGACGCCGTGACTAGCAAGACTCCTAGCTCTTTTGCTAGGTTGCGTAGTTCTTCTGACACGTACTTGTCTTTGATGAACTGATCGTTAGGGTTGACTTTGACTGACACGGGCATAACTAAGTCAAGGTAGTCGACCATGACGAAATCAACTTTGATGCCGGTCTGAATCTGAACTTCTTTTAGATATGCACGAATGTCGTTTACGTTTGACTGAGCGGGCATTGCTTTGACACGATACTGACCTGCGCTCTTAGACGCCATCTTGACTTTTAGCTCGGTTTGTGATATGTCTTTACGAATGTCTTTTGTGCTCATAGCAGTCAACATCGCATCACTACGCAAACAGGTTAGTTCTTCTGAAAGTTCTAGCGACACATACACGCCTGACATACCTTGCTGTAACCAGTTGAGCGCCATGTTCATCATGACCAGCGACTTGCCGGAGCCCGAGCCGCCTGCGAAGATATTGAGTTCGCCTCGTGAGAAGCCGCCGTAGAGTAGACGGTCGAGTTGTTGCCAGCCTGTTGATACTTGACCGCCTGAGTTGAAGTATTTGTTGATACGAGCGGCAGGGTCAGCAAAGTAGTCTGTGCCCATGTCTTTCTGTAAGGAGATTTGAACTGCGTCTTTGATTAGCTTCTCTACCGGGCCGTAGTTGCCGTCTTCAAGTAGCTTAGCACTTTCTAAGATTGCTCGTTCGAGTGCTTGTCGCTTTGTAAACTTCTCGAACTCGTCTAAGAACCAGTTCACATCGCTGTCACGCAGACCGTCTTGAATTTTATCAACTTCTAGACCTGTTGTTGCTTTAATTTGAGCGGCATCTGGTACATTTGAGTATTTGTCTGTGTATTCTTTGATGAACTTGACTGAGGGCTTGATGCGCTTGTCAAAGTTGTCGCTGTCTAAGATGTTTGATACCCGAGTGTAGAGTGTTGGGTCTGTCAGCATCATTCTGACAAATAGTTCTTGTATTTCTGGGCCGTAAGTTTGTGGTTGTGTCATTTAAATTTCCTCTTGTTCATTTCTATTGTGATTCGACTAGATGTTGCTGACTGTAGGATGCTAAGCAAGGTAGGGAATTTACCATACCGCTTAACAGCGTCATTGACATCTTTAACTTCCGGGCTCCATTCAGGGATACTAACTCGATAACCTAATTCTAATGCTCTGTCACAAACACTCATGCCTGCCTTGTCTCTATCTGGCACAACGATGATTTGTTTTCTAATTTTTGTTAATAGTCTTGCTTGATCGTCTGTGATCGTACTGCCTAGATAAGCGCAACCGCCGATGCTGATAGCATCAAATTGCCCTTCTACTAGTATACATGATTGTCTGCTTTCTTTTTGAGCGTCTATGTTGAATATGTAGCCTGATTGTTGCTCGGACACATACTTAGGTACTCTGTTGTCGTAATATCTGCTAGTATATCCTACAATCTCTCCATGATAGAAGTAAGGTATGATTAGACGATGCTTGTCTCGCTCAAACTTAGCGTCAGGTGTTACATAGAAAGGATAGCTCTTGAGAGGCAAGCCTCGTGACTTGATGTACTCAACGTGCTCGGCGTGTCGCGGGTCTTCTGGGTTGAGTGCTTCACTATCATCAGGTAGGTGCTTTCGGTCGAATGTGATTACGATGGGCTTGTTAACTTGATTGATTAAGTTCTCAGGCTTAGATGCGAACGATTCAAAACTAAGGCGCTCGATCTCCATAGAATCAAGTCCGCACCAGCGTAATAGTTCTTTTGTTTTTGCTGAGTAGTGTTGACCTTCAGTAACGCCGCATTTGAAATGACAGTTGAAGCAGTGATAGCTCCAGCCGCCAGGCGTTAAGATTACGCCACCGCGTCTGCGCTTGTCTGGTGTTTCGCCGCGATGTGTACAGCAAATAGCATTGAACGTGTGCCAGCCGCCACGAGCAAATGTCTTTCTACCAGGAATTAGTGTTAAAATATCAAGCATACTGCTATTATACAGTATCTAAGTTGACATTTCAATAGATATTGGTAACTTATCTTGCCAAAATAGAAGTCACTTCACCATGTGATAGCGTGACTGTTGAATCTGGATTGGTAGTTACTGTTGGAAAGTTTACGACTCTAACTCGCAAGTATGGATGAAAGCCTTGGACTTCGAAGCCATAAGTTGCTGAACTGTTAGTTAGAGTTGAAGTCGTGATATCATACGATGAAGTGAATGAATCGGTAGTTGAACCTTGAATAATTATGTTGCCTGTGAAGCCTGAAAGATTAACTTGAATCGTATTCTTAGCAACTGCTTTGGTCTGAATAACGCTTGAATTGTATGTTACTGATGCTAGTGGTGCTACTGGTGGTGTCGGTAGCGTATGTGGTTCAAGTGTAACAACTGTACTTGGTGTGAACTCAGGAATCGTACCTTCGACTACATTTAAGACACCACGAGTGCCGCCTTTGCTGTCAACATAAACAGCATAGCCCATTGACTCTTCTAAGGTATAGTAGCAACGCTGAGTTTCGATTGCCTCAATATCCTCCGCAGTTAGTCGAACCGAAGTGATGCCGGTAACTGGATAGATTGGCGTTAGAGTCTTCTGGAATAGAATCTGCTGTGCTTGACTATCTAGGATGCGGAATGTGATATCGTTGTTTTCGATATTTACATGCTTCTGGTCCTGATTGACGAACGCAAACTCAAGCGTATTGTTTGTGCCCTTGGTGATTGTTAGTTCTTTTGCGT